AAACCAGATGTTTCATAATAGTTAATATTAATATAATTAACTTCTAATTGTTCCGCTGATATAGTTTGTGACGCATAGAGATTTTTTGTACTTATTGTGTCTGATGCTTCTATATCTTTAGTAAATACTGTATCCTTTACTAAAATATTATCATCAAATATACCCGCATAATCAGGTGCTGACGCACTTAATTGACCACTTAATACAAATTCTCCAAGAAATGGTGCTTCTTTAGATGCTATCGGATCATGACCACTATCTGGTATTTCTGAATTTCTCCAACTATGATGATTAGGGCGATGAAACTTTTGATGAAAACGATTACTCATAAAATCTCCTTTTAGGAACCAAATAACAAAGTTATGGTCATAATTACATAATTACGCACTATAAAGGTTCTTCTTAAACATTTACTTATTTCTTATTATCCTTGTAAAAGAAAGTATTTTATCTAATACAATTTCATTATCATTAATATTAAACGAGATAGTCCTTTTATTATTTTTTCGTTTAATTAATCCCCTTATCTTTACTAGTTTTCCTTTTTTCTTGTTATCTATTTTTATCATAACTTATTTTTTTAATTAAAGAGTTTTTCCTGTTGTTAGACCAGCTTGTCCAAATCTGTGTAAGGCAACTTTTCCTTTATGCGTTTTTAATGTAACAGAACCACCATTAGGATTATTAATATAAACATACCATTTATATGGTGCAGTATTTGGAGACATAAAATTAGTAAAATAGATATGTTGAATACCATTAAACGGATATATAGTAGCGTTTAAAATGGTTTTCAGTATAGGTATAGGTATAGGTACACCACTATCAAGAACAAAAGATATAAGTAACGGATAATCTGTTATAGTTGGACTAACCCATTCTACCGCCATTTCTACCGTTATGGCCCATATAATTGATGCAGAATCTGCCAGAAACCAATCCCATTCAACCGATGGGGTAAAACTGCCATTTAAAAACCGTCCCGAAGAATCAAGAGAATTTGAGGTAGTAAATGGAGATATAGTTGTATATTCTATAGTTTCATTCACATCTGAATATAATGTAGCATCATCACGAACATAATTCCATATCGTATCACCAGAAGCTAAAACTAAATCTTCACCACTATTAGACCTATAAAAAGAATAACTTCCATTATCTTCATTTCCTCTATCAATATTAACGGGTGTCCATTCGGTTTTTCTTTCACCATTAAAATCTATAACAGTAGCTGAAAAATCTCCATTTATCATTGTATTTCGGTTAATTGTTAAATCTATTGACATTTTTACCATCCTTTATGAATCAAAATTATAATATATAATTCATAAATATTTATACAAAAGTATTATATTTAAGGTAACTTATGTAATTCACACCACGCATTAATTTCTTCCGTTGTAGCATGATGTGATGTTGAGATTAATGGCAAATTTAAAAATTCATCCATTTCTAAGTGATACGGAGATGGATTTGGATAATTCCAATCTCGTTTTCTAGTAGTTCGTAATTGAAATGGATCATACCAAGAATCACAAAACAAATGATACATCTCATCTTCTACATTAGGAACTTCAAAATCGTTTTCCCATAATGATGGTCGTTCTCCTTGAGTTACAATTTTTAATACCGCTTCACGCTTCATTGCTATAAACCCAACTTCTACAACAGTACAAGCAATATTCGAAAATTTTGGTGCCATAATCAATTCATCTCTTTTATAAAATTCTTCAAGATAATGATTCATATCTTCACCTAAAAACATTCTACATTGATTATGTAATACAATATCCCAATCAGTTTTAAACAAAGAATACCATAATCCCGTTATAAACCCATTTCTAAAATAATTCCATCCACGACCATATTTCTTAGTTTTAAATAATCCATTTTGTATTAATGGGATATCAAGAGGGTTATATTTTGGATTACTATATGAACCAGTGCTAAGAAATATTTCATTAGAGTTTACATATGCTTTAGTTCTTTTATACCACGCATGTAAAGTAGATTCATATATTTCAGCTTCAGATTTATCATTCCAGTTTGTAACACCAAACGTTAACACTTTCATTTTATCTTTATCCTATCGTTAGCATATCTACTAGTGTACGCTGACAATTATAAAGCTGTTCAATAAGTCTATTTATAACATCTGCCGTTACTAATTCATTAACACCTAATATAATATTAGCCTTACTATATGTAAAAGTTGGCCAATTTTCACTTGTTCTTGGTATAACATCCAAAAATTCTAATCCATTTATAGTTTCAGTTGTTATTATACCATACAATCCTCTTCTAAGATATTCTAAATTATCCCATAATCTATGAAAACTTCTTAGATATACCCAATCTTGAACAAACTCATTCTTATTTATTTTTAGTGTATTTGTATCCCAAACAGTTCCTGAATTTATATTAGATGTTATAATTTTTATATAATCAACATATTGAAGAATATTATTAGTATTTGCAATATATAAATTTCTATTATTATTATGAAATATAGATTTAAAATCTATTGTATCATTAACACCAGTAAATTTTATTACTCCGATTAGTGTTCCATTATTTGTAACTTTAATTATCTGATCAGAAAGACATATATAAATCATTCCACTATCTTTTGCTGTTCGTATCTTTCTTGGTGTTCCTGTTCCAGTATATGTATATGTACTAATATAAGTTCCAGAAGAATTTAATTTAATAACATTATTAGATGTTAATACATGAATATTTTCTTCACTATCAATTGTTGTACTTATTGGTGCTCCATTTATTGGAAGATTTGTAGACTCATCAATATCACCAACAAAATTACTATTCATATATGTTACTAACCAATTTCCTGTTGTAGAATATTTCTTTATCGCATTATTTCCTGAATCTGTTATCCAAAGTTCACCATTCTGTACACAAATATCATTAGGATTATTATACTTATTTTTAGCACTTGGACCACCAAGACCGCCCCAATTATATACCATTCTTAACGGTTCTATATTTGTAGTATCATATTCAAATACACTTACTTTATTCTTTATTTTATCTAGAACAAAAATCTTATCTGAAGAATCAACAGCTATACCAGCAATAGAATCAAAGTCATCACCAATAGTTGTATTAGTAATCTGTTCCAGTTCTATTGCTGCATAAACATTACTAAAAATTCTTACTTTCAAATCATCAACAACACAAAGTAATTTATCATTTCGAATAATTATATCTGATGCATTTGTAAATCCTACTTGACTACTAGAAATATTATTATAATTTGTATCAACATCTTTTATATGCCATGTGTTTATAGTATCAGATGAATCTTTACCTAACCAACCAATATAATCTACCGGTGGAGCATCATAAAGCTTACTTATATCTTTAAGATATTCAAGGTTTTCATCAAATTTTGTTAATATAGAATTTATATTAGTATCTGTTACCCATTCATTAGGTGCCATTTTAATATCTTCTAATGTATTAGGAAGAATAATTTCTTCTTCACTAGATCTTATTATATCGGGATCAAACTCTTCCCATTCATCCACTATATTTACAATACCTAAAAATGTTTCTGTAAATACAAAATTCTTAACATCTATTGCGGACAAAAATACCGATTGTGTTCCTGTTTCAGAATATGATGTAACAAAATCACTAGTATCTTGATATGTTGCATAATCATTATATCCATTAGACCATATATAACCAGAGATTTCATTAAATGGATTAACAACTCTTGACAGATTAACAAATCGTATATCATCACCAACTTGAGCATATTTATTTACCGGATATACTTCTAAGAATGGCGGAACCGTTGATCTAGTTGTAAAATTCTTTTTCAATTCGCTTATATCACCATTAACAGACGTAACACTACAAATAATATCAGTTGTTTTAGTTATATAATCACTTGTTATATATGGTGGAGTTGCTGATAGATTATAACCACATATCCAGGGTGCGGTTGTTTGATCAGGAGCCATTAAATAATAATCTTCTCCAATAGTCCATGAACCTATGAATCCAGGTTCAAATATTGTACTTAACGTTGCAGTTGTTGAAAATGGAACAAATCCGGTAACTTCTGAAATGTTTGTAGAATATATACTATTTGGAGCATCAGCAGATAACTCAAAATCTATTGATATTGGATAAACATCAACCCAATCACTAGATATTATTTTATATGATATTTCCCATGCTCCACCATACGAAGTTGGAATATATTCAGCAACAGTTGCAGATAACATAATTTTATAAAGATCACCATAGGCAATATCACTAACTATATTAAATACTCCATCATTAACTTGTTCTATTATTCCATTAGAAGATGATAATATCCAAATATATGTTGATAAGCTATCATTTATTTGAATATCACCCGCATCACCTGGAAACGTTAAATTTGATAATACTGTTATAACAACACTAGAGTCAGTTATATTACTACTTGTAGAAATTTCAATATTAGGCGTTTCATATGAATATATAGGAATAGTAGTAACAAGAAAGTTTCCATAAACTGTTTCTATTCCAGTATCATCATCATAATATGAAGATGGCATATTGATAGATGTTTCTGAATCAAATACTCCTAAAACTGCCGGTATAGTATATGACATATTAAAAATCTCCTACATATGTAAATGGAACTTTCCATGAAGCTTTCTTTCCTGTTACCTTATATGTATTATTTATTCCACCACTTAACCACCAAATATTTGTCTGTGATGCAACATCAATATTATTAGCACTTAACCAAAAATAAGGAACATCTCCTTCACCATATGCAGACAATGGTTGATCAAATCTTTCAGAAACTGGAATAACCGTATCTACATAATTATAACTTTTATCATACCACCCATATTTTGGATATATAAATGTTGTTGGTACAGATAATGATTCAACAAAATGAATATTCATATTAACAGTCTTAGTATGAGGAAATATAAATTCTGGTGTTACTGAAAGACAACTTACAGTTAATGAAATAGAACATACCGTTGGTAATACTGTAGTGTCAAATATTTTAGTTGTAGTAATTCCAGTTGTATTAGAATCATCAAATTCCCAAACATAATTTTCTGCAATACCAACGGTTGGAAGTATATTGTTTATTTGTGCCGATAAGTTTGCAGTATATGTATTTATTCCCCACGCAGAACTTTCTCCATTAACTCTCCAGATATCTGTATAATTAGAATGCGAGGCAAGTTCTTTATTCATTATAAAATCAACATTAAAAATTTCATCGCTAGGAAATCCATCATACAGAATAGTAGAAATTACAGACACCGTTGTAGAATACACCAATGATAATTCTGTACTACTTGAACTTGGAGTTGAAGATTCTAATGGTTCTGTAGACATTATAATAGTTCCAACATCACTAGCTGGACGTGATGTGCCAAAGGTATACGGAAAACCATTTATAGTTTGTGCATTCCAAACACTATCATTATTTGGTGTATCCCAAATTAATTCATATTCACCTAAAACATTATATTCAATATTATTATTCCTTGTTTTAGCCGTTGCTGTTAAACTTCTAACACGAGAACAATTATTAAATTCATACTCATAATATATATTTGTTGGTTCAAATACTGACTGCCATGTATACATAGTTGATAAAGTTGGATTGCCGGTATAAATCGCAGTCAATTCATATTGTGCTTGATCAACAGATGATAACTGCAAAGCACTTATTGATGAATATGATCCACTTAATGCGCCCGTTGTACTAAGACCCTCAGTAGTGTTTATAAGCCATTCCATATTAGTATTTGATGGTATAGTAAAATAATTTATTCCACCATATGTGTTACCATAGCTTCCATAAAGTGTTAAATCAATAGTTCTATTTACATAACTAGATGAATCTACAATAATACTTAAAGCAGACGAATAAAAATTCATTGACGATAATGTTGGAAGATCTATTTCTAACGAAGAAATTCCATTTGCTGGAATATCATTATTATATCCTGTTGCGGCAACATATGTAACATTTGTTGATATCAATTCTGTTCCATCTAATGGATTAATTTTTGATGCCTTTAATGTTTTTATACCCGGTGTATTATAATGAAATTCTATATTACTAATTCCACTATCAGCATATCCTGTTGGTGCTGTTAAATTTGTTGTTGCACCACCACCATCAAAATATAACCCGCCATCAACATAATCAGCACTAACAAATCCTTGATTACTATACACGGTCCAAGAAAGTATATCAGAACCTACAAATGGTTGATCTTCCCATTCTACCGCACTAACAGTATAATACCAATGATCAACTTCACTAGTTTGTGAAATAATAGAACCAGATATTTCATGTATATCAAATGTATACATAGCAGGAAACGCAGTAATTGGTGTTGTATCAACCAAATATGCACTAATTATTTTTGTACCTGGAGTATCATAATTAAAGTTTAAATATTCAACACCACCATACAGGTGAAACCCAAGTGCTGTAAGTTCTGGACTTCCTGACGTATATGTAGTTGGTGAATTTAAATAATCATTAGCAGGAAATGCAATATCTCCATAATTATACGGATTACCATAATATGACACACTTGCAGATACAGCAGTTGCAGGGGTTGTATATTTCCATCCAATAGAACTAAGTCCACTAAAATTAGCCCCACCAATCCCCGTAAACGAAGCTGAGATACCGCCAGCGTCAACAGTTGTAGGATATACCGTACTTAACATCCAGGAACCTGTATTATAATCTATTGTTCCTATAGAACCATCATCACTTGTTAGCATTCCATTAAGTAAAGAACTTGCCCTAAAGTCTATACTAAACACACTAGGTTGTTGAGCATTAATCTTAAAAGATTCTGTTCCTTGTGATATTACACCTAATAAAGATATATCACCAGTAAAATATGATCCACTAGTATATTGATCAATAGTATAAATACCTGGAATATCATATACAACATCAACAGAGGACATATATAATAATGTTGTAGACCAATTTTTTATAGGATGTTGCCAACCTGGACTTCCTATTATTGGTGTTGATCCCAAATCAGAATTGTATACAATTTTACTTCGATTTCCAACCGTACCATAGGTTTCTACCCAAGTACCACCAGACGGTGCAAAAACTTTATAAATATTATCTATATGTGTTGCCATGTTAATCCCATATTATGTTATACAATTCAGTATGTGCAGGTGAAATTTTTGTAACTGTATCTCTAATAATTTCTTCAATTATACTTCTAGTCTCTGTATTACTTATTCCTAAATTACTAATTCTTATGTTAAAATATTGCGACTTCATACCAGGTAATTTATGTTTAAAGAATCTTTCTATCTCTTCAACGTAATTCTGCTTACCAGTTGGCATATTCCATATTATATCATAAAAATCTAACCTTGTCATGTATATATTTTTAATATCTTCTTGAGTAACAGTAAGATCATATATTCGTACATCATCAATTTTACCTTTAAAGTAATAATCATCTACTAATAATTCATCACTAATATTCGAATATATTCCAGATTTTGTTCCTATGGTAAAACTATTATCATATCTATAATAAATAGTTGATTCTGGAACTGTTGATATAGAATTTACCAATAATGTATCCACATACATATTACTTAATCCAGAAATACCATCATAGGTAGTTACAAAGTGATGCCAACCCTTAGATATTAATGTACTAGATACCGTCATTAAAGAAGTTGTTAAATTATTACCATTTCTTGTTGTTATTTTAGATTGTATTTGAGGAACCCCATTATATTTATTATAATGGAATTTTCTACTTCTATCGTACCCCGTAAAATCCCCATTTACTATAAAATTCATATTATTTTTATTTTGATTATAATATTTTGTGTTATTAATTTTATCTGCAATATTCAAATAACTTACTTGTATACCATCCATATTATATTTATATAATGTATTATCTGATGACTGAGTAATCCATACATAATCTACATAATTAGTACCATCAAATTCGTTTGTAAAGTTTATACCTCTTGAAGATATATTATTATTTGTTGTAACTGTTCCAGATAATGAAATTGTTGTTCCAACTATTTTCATAAAATCTGTTGTATTATTTAAAATCCAAATACTATCATCTTTATTACATGCGATATTTGTAGCATTTACTCCACTTATTACAAGATCACCATTACTATACACATCACCACCAGAAAGTGTCCATGAGATATCCATATTATCATAACACACTTCTGTTTCTTCAAATCCTCTTACATAATCTTGTGAATTTACATCAATAGAATTTATAATTACACTAGTAGACGGATCTATATTTATTGATGTAAGTGCAATTCCATCTGAATTATATCCTGATATTGCACCAGATACTAAAACATAGATATTATTATTACTATCAATTGTCATATCAGTTAAATCTATAGAAGATAAAAATTCTACACTTTTAGTTATATCTCCATTATAATCCATCTTATAAAGATTTTTATACTCATTATCAATTACCCATGTATATAAATTATCATCTACAAGTATAGCGGTTGGATACGCATATGGTGGGGTTTCTGGATTATAATCAAATGGCGGCAATAATTTATCAATTATAATATTATTATCTATATTAATAAACAATACATGTCCATATGTAGTTTCAAGAATTGGTATTATTGTATTAACAAATCCATTAGTCCACGCAAGTGACCAACCACCCCTAAAATTATTACTAAGAATATGATTTCCACAAACAGTATCCCAATCATCCGTATATGCCCAACATGAATAAGTTAAATTATCATTAACATCATATGAACTATTATACGGAACATTACAATATTGATTAACACCATTTAATGATAATACACTATTCTGACTAAATTGTATTTTATCATTTACAACAGATTCATCCGTATAATTTTCTATTGATCCATTATTAGAATATGGAGATAAATCTATTATATTAGAATCCCAATTATCATAATGTAATTTCAATTTTGTTCCATCACATGTTAATGTAGAAACTATTGTATTATTATTATATTCCCCAATATGTGCAAACTTATACCATACTCCAGGATCAAATGTCATTGAACTATCTTCATCTATAATAACACCAGATACCGGGGTTGAAACTAGCGCACCACTTGAACTTATAAATCCAGGATTATACCATCTATCTTTCCATACTGGTATAGTATCTTCATACAATGAACCAGACAACCATGAACATAACCATGTCCCTTGTTGCCATTGCAGCGAATCTCCCCACCAAACATTCTTCTTATAATCTGCATTCTTTTTCCAAATTTTATCTGCCTTAAATGGACAATTACCAGCAACGGCACCATCTTCTATAATTCCTGCCGCTGATAACGACATTCGTTCCGCACTTCTTGGATAATGAAAATATGTAATTGAATCTTTCTTTAATGTTATTTCTTTTGTGTCAGAAGTATACCCCATATAAGGATTTTCATATCCATAATCCTGATTTGTTCCACTAAATATTTTATCATATTGTCTTAACTCTACACAATCAGAACCAGTTTTTCCTTGTTTTACCGTACATTCACATTCTGGAGTTTTAATTGTTTTTAAATTATTAAAATCTATATCTAAAGATCCAATTACAACATTAGAATTATACTTACCAGTACTAATTTTTGTTTTATATGGAAGATTTACAAGATAATTCTGTTTAACACCTGATAAGCTATTATCAATATCTATATTCATTGTATTATTATAATATTTATGATTATTTATTGTATTATAATATTTCACCCACCAAGTATTTGGACTAAACCCGGTATATTCTTGTTTTGTTACTACCCCACCACCCGCTGTTATATTAGTAATTAAAAATAAACTGTTATCACTTCGAGTTGTACCAGTTGCCCTAAGTGGACCTATTCCAAACGAACTATTAATATATCTATTAAATAATGGCGGTGTTTGCCCATTACTACCAGTACCTATATCAACACTTTGGATTACATAATATATTCCCTGAGCTATTATTTTATATTTATGATATCCATAAGATAATAATGTTGCATCATTTGTAAGTGTTACATTCCAATGATTAGATGGATCAACAGTAAGATATATATTATTATAAATAAATGATACTGTTTCATCACTATTCTTAATAAGTCCAAATGTTTCAGTGGTTCCTACACTAGATGCCGTTGCCGCTAATGTATTTCCATTAACGGTAACATAATTACCATTATTTGATATTAAACTAATATATCCATTATTTACAGAACTAGGAATAGTTACGCCAACATCAGACACAATAGTATCTATATTATATGCAGATGTCATATATAATAAAGTATCATTATTAGCCTTAACATCCCGTGTATTTGTAAAGATAGAAGATGAGAATGTTATATTACCATCATCCCATTGTTGTAAATATGAATTAAAACTTATAATATTATCATGCATATAGTTTGCTGATAATGGAATTAATGGTATTGAACTTGCTTGTATTGTTAACATATTTTTCCTATTACGTTGACAATAAAATTGTCTGTGTTTCTAAATCAACATCGTTTTCAAATACTAATAATAATTCATCATCAGTATTATACATTCTATTTTTTAATAAATGTTTTGCCTTAGTATCATTACCATATGAAGGAAGTATAATAGGCCCTACATTATAACCATTTTCTGCCGTAATCCAATTAGTACCACTACATGATATCATTGTGTTTGTTCTATCAGCGTATACAGAAATTGAGACTGTAAACGTTGATGGATCTGTATACAAATGTCTATGAAAAGTATGTGTTATAAGTTCATCTCGTGGATCTACATTAGTTGGCCACCTATACACACTATAAATCTCACTATTATCATTAAAATCCCAATCAATTCTACCTATTGGAAATGAACCTGGAATTATACTACTAGCATTAAAATACACTGTTAATGGTGCAACCCCAGAAAGTGGAATTACATCATTCCATTGTGTATTATTCAATCTACTTTCAAACCCACAAGCAGTCGGTAGAATTTCTTCTACATAAACTTGTGTATTAGTAACACCTTGTGTTTCAGTTGTACTAGCTTTTGCAGTTAATGTAACATTATACCATCCAGGCATTTCATATGTATGTTCTACCACATTATTTTTAACATCTGTATTCCATGATGGATATACACCACTTTCAAATGAATCATATGAATCACTATACCAACCAGAATTTAATTCTGTTACTTCAAATGCTGAAGTTTGTCCATAATCATTATAATAATCATCAAAATCCCAGTTATAAGAACTTATAGGATATGACTGCGGAATTGATGAATCTGAAAACATAACTGTTACATTAGGACTATACCCAGATATAACATTTCCAATAGAATATTGAGTTAATACTAATGGATCATCTACCGTATAATTAGACGAAACCGAACATAATGAAGTTGTTAAGATATTAGCTACTGGTGCTTTCTCTTTTAATTTAAGATGAACACATTTTTTATTCATTAATTGTTGTTCTTCTAATGAAAGATATGAAAAGTCTGAAAGATACCCATCTATTGCACTCATATAAACAGTTAAACATATATTTGTATTAGTATTATCAATACCAACACCATCATGAGTATGCCATTTCCAATCATGTAGAATAGATTCACATGGGTTAACATATATTGAAGATGTATCAGACACAATCGATCTATCATAAGAATCAAACATTTCCCAATATGATCCACTTAGAGGCCAATAACCACTAAGACTAATATTAATAGCAGATACATGTATTGGTACATATTCTTCAGTTGTTGTTAAATCAACAACACCACCACTAATACCAAAATCTGCTGTTGGTGGTTGACTGAATGCATATATTAATCTATCTGTTGATACACTAACATTAGTTGTAGAAGTTTCCACAGTAAGTGTTGGTCTATACAATCCAGGTTCATTATATGAAAATCCAGATAAAAACCCATTTCTATATACTTGAATATCTCTTTCTGTAAATAATAAATTACCACAATCCCAACACGAATTTAAAATTTCTGTATTATATATTACTGGACTAAATCTTGAATTTCCAGTATATTCAATTTCCCATGAAGATACAGGCCATGTTCTTGCTCGTGTATAATCTGTAAAATCTATATTAACTGGTGCCGTAGCAGATAATATTCTTTCTTCTGAATATATTAATTTATCATTATCTTCTACCGTATAATCTGCGCCATACCCAAAAAATACCGGAAGAGGTGGTCTTTCAAAATTAGTAATAGTATTAGAATCTAAAAGTATATTACTAGTACCATCATATACATTAATATTTCCCGTAGCCCCAACATTAACAGTATAGGCCCCGGTAGATTGTCCAGGCCAACCATTAAAACGTACACCAGATAATCCATTACGTGACGGATCTTTATATGTATATTCTTCAACAACCATAGAATTTTTTGCAGATAACTCTCCTAACCATATTCTTGAAGAATCTATTGTCAAATATTCAATATCTGTATTAGGAGTTGGATCACCAACATTATTTGATTTATTACCAAAATTCCAATTCCATCCCGTAATTTGAAAAGATCCCCAATAAGTATTAGCTTGATCATTAATTAGAAGATTATCATAACCAGACACAGCATTATTAATTACTTGTATTTTATTATCCCAATCTGAACCATCACCAAGTCTTGGGGTTGAATTTATACCTTCTTGTACTAAAGTTAATGATGGCAATGTTTCTGGAGGATGAGCAACTATAACAGCACTATTATATGATATAGAATCTATGGTAAAATTAGTAAATATAAGATAATCAAGTCTTCTTTGTGTATAAAATATTTGATCTCTAATTGTTTCACTTATTGACCCTATATTATCAGTATAAGTATATGTATATGGTGTAGTAGTATGATCGCCGCCAGTTGCAGCCGAAAATGGTATTATATCAAGATATTCCCAATTTGATTGCAACGTAGGATCAAGATATTCTCCTATTTGTCTATATATTACAAATCCATTAAGAACAACATTAATGCCCGCTGGTATACTATTAAATCCTAAACCTTCATTCCAATCTAATGTAAACATATTTGAAAGACTTACATCAAATTTTGGATCTGCACCCGTTAATGGTGTTACAATTAAACCTTCTGGTGGATATCCAGAATACGCTAATTCTGTATATAACACTCCATAATAACTATCAGATAATATAGATTCCCAATTATCCGTAGATCCATAAAATACTTTAAGTGTTCCACCTTCAATATTTCCATTATATTGTGTTCTATCATTACCACTACGAAGATTTAACGAATTTGCATTTGCTACAAAAATATTACCATATGTATGAAGTAATATTCCACCTGGACCGCCATTTCCACCATCACTACCACCAACACCATTTCTAACATATCCCATACGTCTTAATTGAGGATATGTACAAATATTTAATCCTTCTGGTTGAGAAACTACCGCACTACATAAAGAATCAGGCCAATCACCATTTCTATACCCACCGCCTAAACCACCTAATCCGACAGTTTCTACTACATCAGTTGCTGTTCCACCAACACCACCATTATATCGTATATTTCCAGGCCAATCGTTAATAGAATACCAAGTTCCACCACAATATTTTTCAGTTCTTTTAGCATCAGGTAATTTAGTATGATATAATCCATCATTTCCGTTATCAGATTTTGATCCACCTTTACTAATCACTTGTCCATTTATTGTTATAAAAGAATTTCCATATAATTTAATATATCCACCACCCCTAGAACCAGCACCACCACCACCACCACCATGATAACAACAATATCCTGAATCATGGTATTTAACACATCCAGGATGAGTATATAAATTATTAGGCATTACCGATCCACTAGCACCGTTACCACCATTACCGCCACCAGAACCGCCACCAATATACAACCGTTGCCGTACTTCATCTGATGTTAATGATTTATACGTAGTAGAATCTGGATATATTTCTGTATTATATTTAGATGTATTATATCCACCATTTATTCCCGGTCCATTTCCATAATTAGATGTTCCATTAAGAGTAGGATACCCGCCATCATTTACTGTTCCAAATGTTCCAGTTCCATTATTTCCATTAGTTTTTCCGTTATTAGTACTTCCATTACCACCATCACCACCATCACCGCCTAAATATCCAGAACCTTCCGCTGTTAATATACCATCAATAATAATATTTTCTGCTCGTATAGTAACAAATCCAGCATGATCATTATCTAACCACGGCTTATCAGTTCCTAATCCAGAATATGCCGACACACTAACAGTTACACCTACTGGTATAGTAAATGTTGATATATTAATATGCTCACCAAATATAATATCATTATCCGCTAATATAAATGGTGTATTTAAATGATCTTCTGGTCCATAAGTTGCCATATTATTAATTCCTTGTAAGTATTTAGCATCAGAATGCTGAAAATCAATCAGTTAAATTAGTTGGTATAACAGAAACAACTGATGCTATCTCAAATTCTGGAGATATAGTTATACTATTAACAATTGCATCTGATCCATTACCATTAGCATAACCAATAAATGCTATATTATACTTTCTACTAATATTATTATATGTAAATACTGGATCTTCAATAGAAGATAACCCAATACCAGACATTTGATTTATTTGAGTATCATTATAATACGAATAAATATTCTCATATTCATTGGTATTAAGATTTAAACTATATAGTTTAGGATATATAATACTAGATTCATAATCAGCAGAAAATACTTGACATATCGTTACCATTGCCTTTTCATCAAATAACCATGTCCCACCAAAATGCCCACCATTAGTAGCAGACAATTCAATATTATGAATATCATCCGCAACCGTATATATTAGACCAGTATCATAATCAAAATTTAATTTTTCTATTAACACATTACCAGTAGTTTCTATCATTAACGTATCAAACCATAATTCAATATTTTTAACATTATATACCGCATCCGCACTTACCACATCTAATACGGAAAGTTTATCATATACATTAACTAATGATGCACTTGCTGGCAATATTCTACCATCTAAATAACGAGTCCAAATTGAACCAAGAGATTGTGACTGTTCATAAATACTATTAATATCCCTATTTTTTAATAATCCATATTGATTACCAAAAATATCCGTTTTCCATTGATATACCATTTTATCTGTTGGTAATGATTGCCTATACCATCCCTCTATATTATTTTCATTTCTAAAGTTTGATGGAAACGTTGTATTATCTGACCAACTATTATCATATTCTCCATACCACGGATCATATTTATCAGATTGTAAACGTAATCCATTATAGTTTTCTTTTGTACTTTCATATTTAGTTTGATAAGGAATAAACTGTTGATATTCTCTTGAATTTATAACAGTACCAGCTTTTGCATATGTATTCACTGATGACTTCATCCATCTAACATCAATATCTTCTGTATCAATAGGAGTTACCTGTTTTGTTGTTGTTAATCCATAATCACCCGTGTATACTTCTGGATCTCTAAATGTAGCAGTTTTTCCCCGTTCACTTTCTGTATTAGAAAGATTAGAAATATCTATAGTATTATTATAATTCCTTCCTATATATACACCACATCCAAGATCCTTTGGTATCATATATCCACCATAATCAGAATAATTATATAAATTTTCTACATATGGTATTGTTGCAATTGTTGGAAAATGTCTATTAGTCAAATTAACATATGGCATATTACAATCTACCAACAATCCAGACTGTGGTATTATATATGATCCACCAGTTGGTGGTAATCCTAAACTAGAATCTGTCAATTTCTGTGTCCAAGTAAATGCAGACATAGCCCAATAGTTTACAAGCATATTATCATCAGACGGAATAGTAAGTGTTATATCCGAAGTAATATCTGTAGCCGATATTATCATTTCATTTGTAATATTAAATAAATAATCGTTTAATGGAGATAAAAGTGATGGTGTAATAATAAGTTTACACCAACGTTTAGTAGATTCGTCTATATTAAATATTATAGGTTGATTCCATATAATATCTGAATCTCCAATATTATAATAATCTATATAATAATTAGTTTCAAAATCAAGTGTAGCAATATCTGGTTGTGTAATAAATGTATACTCATCTATTGGATTTCTTATACCACCAGCCCATGCAATTGTTCCTTTATATTTAGTTTGTACATTCGAACTATCATATGCTTTTGCCCAAAATGGTCTACCACCAAGAGATATACCATCATAATAATTATTAGTATAATTCCATCCACTTAATGGAACATTAATACTCATATTTATTCTATCATTAAATGTTGTCTCAATCCCTAATGATCCTGTTATTTCTGTAGTTAATGACATTGGAACACAAGTAAGATCGGGTATTCCCGTTGTATGCTCTTCTTCAAAATATCCATAACCAATAGCATCTACAGTATAAATTCCAGTTTGTTCCGCTACAAATGTATATTTATTTTCTGGATTAATCTTTATAGTTGTAACTGATGGCCCTACTGGTGGAGTCATAACCCAAGTAACCGCAGATAGTTCCGCAGCAATTAAATTAGGACCATTAATATATTTTATAGAAGGCCATACATAATTTACACTATATCCAGTTGTACAAAAGTCTAATGTAGCCCATCTACTATTAAAATTTCGACCCGAAGATTCTTTTGTAGTTGTATAACCTAAATCACCCTCTGATGATATACAAAACCAATTAGAATCAATATGATCGTACATAATATAATCACTTGGATTTATGACCATAGGAGTTATTTCATCTGTGTATTCCCATTCACCATATGAGTTTACTTCCGCCTTCATCCATTTTGTTGGTGGTGTACTATTATGCTTATGTTTAACAATAAGATCTGGAACAGCATTTACTATAAGATCAGACGGGTTACGCCGTATATTTGCACGAAGATACTTATAAACAACTCCTGGTTTAAATTGAAATTCTGACCCATCACCAGTTTTCCATTGTCCCGGTCCCCAACCAACATCGGGTTCAAGTGTATTACCACTACTTAACTGAAAATACGCAAAGTCTTTACTTGTGTCATATGAAAAAAGATCAGTTCCCTTCCATGTTGTTAAATCAAACTCATTAGGAAATTGTGTGTCAACAAAAACAATATCAGCCATATAAGAATAATCATTATATGTTGATCCAGGATGTCCAAGAGGTGAATATGTTATTGCCTTACAGTTACAAGTTAACCAATCACCTATACCAGCGGTATCTAACTCAACAAGACCTACGCCCTCAGTTGCATATATAGATTTATGTGTTGCCAGATAATATGGACAATCTATTTGATGATCGTGATGAACTAACGTAGTATCTTTAATATATGTTGCTTCATCATACCATATAAACCGTTCTACATTTCCTGGTTTAAGTCTAAGTGTTAATGATGGTTGAATTTTTCCCGTTGCATTATACATTAATGTTGTAGATGAACTTGCTAAAGAAGTTATATCAGTACCACTTAAATACGCACATTCAATTGGATATCCATTAGGTGCATCCATTTTATAGATTAAATCACTATCAAATGTACCATAACCAGCCCTTGCCCCTATTATACTATCTTCTACATTTAATGTTGATAATGCAATAGGTATACACTGACTAGACAGAACAGAAATAGCAAGACTATCTTCATTTTTATCATATGTATGTATAGGCCAGTTAATAAAATTCTGTCCAACTATTATAGGCAAATCAGTTTTCATCATTTTATATAACCATGCACGATCAAATTCATCTTTATAAATAGCATTCGGATTAGTATCATGAATTCTATCTATATTAGGTGTTGTACGAATAGATATTTTATCAGCATTATTATATTCTATTGCCGCATTAGCAGAACCTTCAATAATAGTAGTATCATGTATAGAAAGTACTTCTGTGGATGATAACGAAACATTATTCCAATATTCTAATAATATTTCCTCGTCATATTCTGACATTAATACAGTATTTGTTAATTCCGGCCCAGACCATTCAATACCTTCCCCACTAACACCATAACCAGGGAATGGATATTTAAAGTTTGTAGTTCTATTATTAAATAATGTTGCTTCCATATTTGTATTATATGTATCATTTGTAACTTGCTTTAACCATGCCCCACTAATTGAATCACCAACTTTTGTAAATATTCTATCAGCACTTAAATATGTATTTGACGCAATGGCACCATCAGTTATTATTGATGTATCTGTTAAAAGGATATCATCAAACGTAACATCAGATTCTATATCTCTAAAATATTCCCCCGAAGGCCAATAAAACCAATTATTGCCAAGTTTAAAATCATAAGTATAATCTTTTGTTGGTAACGTATAATATCCGCCCGATATAATATATAAATCTTCACCCATATATTTCTTAGTTGCTTCCATCCTATTATATTCATTAAGTTGTATTTGATTAAATTCTTCGAATGCAGAAAGCGGCAATAATTCCACAGAAGAAACATTATTTTCATCTAAATATCCTGATAATGTCCATAATAATGGATTATTAACATATACATCATTTATACCAGTAGAAAATAACCAAGGAATTGCACATAAATCAAATCCAAGACTTGTAAAATAACTTGTTATTGTTGGTGATGTCGTATCATAATATGTATTTATAGCAACTTCGGGGTCTTTATCCATATAATTAGTATCATCATACAATTCTTCTACAATTATTTGAAATCCATTTTTCACTGAACTTAATTCAGGAAAGGTATTATACGCTGATTGTTCAGGAACATTAAGTACATACTCTCTTTGTGTAAACGCTTTTAATAAATATTCATAAAATAAACGTTGAATTGAATTTCTGCTACTAACCATATTATATTTAAGTTTTGCTTTTTTAATCGCATCACGTTTATTAATAAGATATATACAAATTTCTTTTATCTTTTTCGAAAATAATGGTATTGCATCTTCTACCGCAAGAGTATCATCTAAATCAAGTGCTCTAAAATATTCTTCATCTTCACTATTTTTAAATGCAAGTGTAAGTTCTTTTAATAATGAATAATAATCTTCTTTTAATTGGCTTGTTGTATCAACTACAGTATATGTATTTTTATGCCAAGATTTAAGATAATTATTATATTGTATATATTCACTCCCTGGAATTATTGCAACGTTTCTATGAACCCATTCCTTATAAGTATATGGTGTAGTAAGATCTCCCGGAGCAGATATAGATGAATCTATAGAAGAATCTTCCACATATTCTTTTTGTGAACGATATTCACTATTGCTAATATCTTGCGTTTTAGTATATTTTATTATTGTAGACATATTAATCTAATTGTAATCCTTTATACAGAACATTACTTATAATAATGTCCATTGTTTCACTATCATTATACCAAGCAGACAACGAAGAATTTGTTTCCGATAATGTTGTATAATCATCATCCCAATTAATTACTCCTTCTACCTGAGTTTCACAATATGTTGGTATATATTTATAAAAAATATAATCTAAATAATTACTAGATGATAACCATATTAAACTACTCATAGCCGACAATGGAATACCACTTGTTGGTGCGATAAACCCTCGTAAAACATCATAGTTTTCAATTCCAAATTTTGGTCTTATAACTATTGGAACATCGCCAGATACATGATATGTACGTTGATCAAGCGGTTGTGTTCCTCTATTCAAACAATGTGTATGACCACAAACTGAACATGTATCTCCAATTTTAAAATTAGTTCTACATCTACATCTTGTCCCCCACAATTTTTGATGTGATATAGACATTATATTCATAAATCTTTTAAGTAATTGTGGATAATTAAATCGATAATCATCTATTGGCACATCCATTTCATTTGCAAGTGAATATAATTGATCCATCTCACAAGTATCAATATCAGCATGATTATTAACAAAATTTCCTATCTTCTCATATGACTTTCTTCCTATTGATTCCTCTCTTGCTGATAATCCACCAAGCATTGCATGTAAATAATTATCAAACAACACGGTCTTATCATTTATATTTTCTGGTAATGCATAATCTTTCATTTGTTGTGCAATATCCCAACTATCATTATATTTTCGTATTTCTAAATCATCACCATAATTATCAATATTAATTACCGAACTTTGACCCGTTATATAATATGAAGAAGTATCATTTACATATTTCTTTGTCCATTGATAACCAGTCCAATCACCAATCGCTTGAATACTATTAACATTATTTACATCATTAGGTTGTATAGTTATTGTAGTATAAGACATAGGATTTTCAGTATTTAATATGTACGCCATACTTTCACAAGAATTTAATGCCCATATTTTCTCTTTAGAATCACAAGCTATTCCATTAAGTCTTTCATTTAATCCTAATTGTGAATTATCTAATGCAATATGTGTTTCATCATAATTTACAACATTACCACCACTTAAAAAATATTTACTTATATTATCACCACTTATAACACCAACGCCAGAATATCCAAATTCAAACCAAAGATTATTATTAGTATCAAGAGTCAAATATGATGGATGTGGTATATTAATATATGCCGATATAAGAGATCCATCAGAATCAAAATGACGTATCTCTCCACCACTTGCGGCATATTCCCATGTGTACGGGTCTACAAGCACTTCATACCCGTCTGACACCCATACAGAGTCATCTGATGGATCAACTATAACACCATATGGTTGCGAACTAACAGGAAGTGTAGCAGATAACAAAAACGTTCCTGTATTATCATATTTCATCAACATACTTAATACCGGATGTTCATATGTTACCCATATATTATTTTCAGTATCTGTATCCACTTGAACCGGTTTTATATCTTCATATGATCCCAGAATTTGCGGAATTGCAACACTAGATAAAAGATTACCATCAATATCATATTTTACCGTTGATATCGCACCCCAAAGTGTTACCCACATATTAGAATCACTATCTATTGCTATAGACTGTGGAGATGCGCCAGACGGAGTAACCACGATTGACGATAACATCATTCCATCAACACCAAACTTAAATAACGTATCAAGTTCTGGATCAGCAGCCCATACATCATAACATGGTGTTACCGCAAGACCATATATACCACCAAACGTATTAACAGCAAGTATATCATCATCCCAATAACTTGTTCCACTAACAGATGAAACAGAATATGCGGTATCTGAATACACAACTTCTAAGTTATTTTCTGGTACCAACGGATTTATATAATTATTCCCAAGATCAAACGACACCGCCAATCGATTTAGTTTCTTTAATTCACCGTTTGAAACCCACGAATAAGGAGTATCTCTAAACATTTTATCCGCACGAACAAATACATTTGCAGACAATCTTGTGTTAAGTGTAGTTTCACTAGCCTTTACACTTCCCATCTGAAATCCCCCAGTATGAAAATCTAAATTTTCATCTGTACGATCAAAAAACACATCAGTTGGAACCCATGTTTGTGATGATACTGGTAAATTAATAACCGTTCGATTTATTTTATGAGTTTCAGCAAACGTGTCAGTATCTATTCTTGGATAATCAAATATTGTTACATCCTCAAACTTATCACATACCTTAGATAAAATATCACTTTTTAATAAAATTGTATATCTAAATGATTCATCTACCCATTTTAACTTATTAATATCACGATCCCCATCATATGTTATTGTCATGTATGTTGGTGATTGATTATTAATATAATATGGAACCCCATCAATAACTTTACTATTTGCATATCCAATATATTCTGTATACGGGCTATCATATAATACCGATCTTCCAGATACTTCTAAAGTTGCCCATAGCATAACCGGAGAAGTAAAATCATATGAAGGCATATCATCAATATAATAAAATTCTGCATATCCAGATACCCCAATTATTTCTCCCCCAACATTTTCTATTATAGTATCTGTTGTTTTTATTTTATCAATAGGATTACCATCAAGATCTGTAAACCTCCATTGGGGAATCAATTGATCCCAAGTATTTTTTTGATATGGACGTGATCTTGAATATTGTGAATATAAAGATATATAATGATCACTTGTATCCCCGGCAGATATGTTAATAACAAATGGAGTATTATTAACATGTGATGGTTCACTAGCATGTGGAACATCTACAAAATTTATAATATCCAATAACTTTGTTTGATCACCTAATATCATTATTAATCCTTAATATTCTATATTTTCGTCTATTCTTGTTTCTGTTTGTATATTTATATTATTACTAAACGTATCAATATTATACAAATAAACAAATTTAAAATATGATAAACTATAATTAGATACTATATTTGTTACATCAGTAGTGTACACTGGATTCCAAACCAACATAGCTAATTTTTCAGTTTTTATAGATGTATTATCACGTCTTTGTGTATAAAAACTTTTAACCCCATTTACAGACATAATATCTGATGTAATAGTATTAATATCTATTGTTTGTCCAAGCTCTATGTTTGATCTACTAAAATATGTTATAAATATATTTTCTATATCCGATTTAATTGACGAATTATCTCTTCTAGAATTTACATCCTTTACAATAGTTAACATTGTATTATCAACGTCTAATACCGTTGCACTACTACCATCATTTGATATTGCTAATCCAATAGTTACATAAATAGGATCAACTATTATAACTTCTGATGTTAATGTCTTTTCACTTCTCATTGAAGAAACTATATATTCTTTTTGTGCGGCAGATATATTAATATTATACTGTTTTGTATTATTAATAAGTTTAGGAACAACAGTTATATACACATTATTAAAGTTACATGCATCTCCAAATAATACCTGATTATATAATGGTCTTGATAACATATTTGGGGCGTTTATACCAAGATCATAATAATATTTCATATTTTCTGATAGATATGTCCAATTATTTACTACTTTTACATCATCAACTAAATTTGCAAAGTTTGCTTTAACATAATTTTCATAATCACTTACCGTTACCAATCGATATTGTGATCTAAAGATTCCAGGTGCATTTGTTCGTATATTATCAGATGTTTCAGGTGTTCCAGAATATGTAGATACTATACTATTAGTAAAATCTAATGTAGAAAGATCATCTAAGAACGAATATTGACCATTAACAACATCTTCTAGTATTGTATTAAATTGTGTAGTTTGAAACTTAATCATTTTATTACCATTAAGCGTACCTACACCAACTTCACCAGCACCACCATCAGACTTAATATAATATATTGCTACTTGATCATTAGAACCTAATTTTACACCATTTATATTATTACCAAACTTAATTTCATAATGATTATTCTCATTAAACCTAATTTCATACTTCTTTGCATCTGAATTTTCTAGATATAATGAAGGCGTTGCATTCCAATGTTCCCAATCTCCACCATCAACAGGATTTTGTCTCACATAAACATCAATATTAAAATGATCAATAATTGTATTATCACCAGGAACTAAAAATACTACCTCGTTTTCTTGACCAACAGCATTATAGATTGGATATTCTTCATATTTGCCCTGATACAATAGATATTTATTAGATAAATCAGTAAGAACCTCAGTTTCACCATTTATTGTTTTAGCAAATGTTATATCTTCATTAATACTATAAGAAATACCACCTAATTGAAAATATGAATATCTTGGAATTGTATACAAGCCAATATTTTCCGTATACCCGGTACCTAATACACTTACATTAAACCCAAGTGTTGCCGTTTGATACCCAATAGGTTTATAATCAATCAATTTTACAATTCTATTCATATTTTCATATATTTCTGAATCAGAAAACATAGATTCAGAAGAAGTCTTATTCAAATAAAACATTAATACATTAAAAGTATATGATATAATATCTATAATTGTTGAAATATAACTTCCCTCATAATTCTGGTCACTAAAGATTCCTGATTCATTCAGTCTATCCTTAATATGTTGCTTTATACTTAAAGCATCAAAACCAAGATATCCATCTTTTGTTGAAGGACAATCATTCATATTATCTCCTTTATGTAATGCAATTCATATTATTTTCCATTCTTATAATAATGGATTGATTTAAAAATGCATTAAACGTAACATTTCTTCTAAGTGTATTAATATATAATTTAATTTCTACATCATATGTATGTTCATCTAATAAACCATTTGCATTTTGTGGATGCCCGGTAACATATATTTGTTCTACTGTTACCCGTGGTTCCCAAGTCTCTATTGCCTGTAATATTTCAGAACCTATTTGATCACCAACATATTTTGATACCGGTTGAAACAAATATTTTCTTAGATTAGCACCAAACAACGGCACTAAAAATCGTTCTCCAGGTATTGTACTAAATATATTAATAAGCGAATTCATGATAGCGTCTACATCATAATCCACCTTAATATCTTTTCCCCGAAGCCGTTCATTAGTGAAATTCGTGAATATCGTATCCTCTACAATATCTAGATGTAAATCTATATATGTATGGCCACGATTCCCCTTTTTCACATTTCTTAAATTGTTTAATGTTATAGATCCCATAATATTCATAAGTATTTATTGGTAAAGCTTAGATTATCTACAATATTATATTTAAATATCATTATTATAGATAAATAATTAAAAATATTAAACAACTAATCATTATACTAATAAATTATTCAATTTTAATAAATAATTGTGTATACAAGGAGATTCTATAATATGAATATTAAGAAATTTAAAGGTAAATACGATATATTAATTGAAAATGCTATAACTAGATTTGAAATGGGTGGTATTTTAAGTGGAGATTTAGTTCGTATATGCAAAAACGCTTTAAAACATGAAAAAGTAAAGAGTATGACTCAACAGATGAAGTCAATGATACAAGATTGCATAAATACAGATCTTAATTTGCGAGTAGGCGGAGTTAAAAGTACACGACCAACAACCACAGGCAATTATAATGGTGGTAGTAATAGTGGTACCAGAGCACCAACGGATTATTGGGTTGATATTCTAATTGAATATGCCCCTGGATTATGGCGTAACCCTATCACGGTGCCGATTGAAATTTTAGAGTTAATGGATACTAATGGCAATTTAGCACCTATTCCTGATAGTCTTAAAAGAAAATCAAAAAATACAAAGCCAAAAACCGTAAATTCTCCTGATAAGGACAGAAAAAACCCCACAGTTAACATAAAATTACCATTTACGAACAACCCAACTGATGGTAGAAGTCAAGTTAAAACCCCGGTAGAAGTAAAAGTTAAGAATGAAAGTACACTTACTACCAAACGAACATTAACACTTGAAAGTGTTTATGACTCAATGATTGGTGCTGATCCTGGTGCTGATCCTGGTGCTGATCCTGGTATTGCCCCTGAAATTAACGATAATAACAAATTTATTAAATATACCGTAAAGTTTGGTAAACCTTATGGCAGAAATTCTGAAGAACTTATTAAAAAAATTCAAACAATGCCTGGACTTTCAAATAATATGGATGCAAATTTTATTGATGATAACACATTAACTATTAATATTGATTCTAGTATGGATATAAAACAACTTGAAGATATGATTAGTAATACTGTTAACGGCACAGTAGAAGTTTCTAATTCTAATGATGATATAACATCATTCCAACCACAAACTAACAGTGTATCAATTACTAGTGGATCACCATCTATAGGTGCTTAAATTATTTCAGTAAGTTCTAATAGACAAGCATAACAGTTTATTTCAACATCCATTACTTGTCCATGTTGACCCATTGCATTTGCAATTATTAACATTGCTGCCCTTTTTTTGTTAAAATCTAATTTAGAATCATGTACAACATTAAACATACCCCGTAATAATGTATGATAATTATTACCAAATTTAATTTCATTTTGAATTACAAATTTTCTAAGATCAGAAAACTGTTTATTTTCTAGTTTATTAAATAATTCTTCCGCAAATTTAAACTTATTAATCTGATTATCAAGGATTAACTTACCATTAATAACATTCTTATGCAATTCACCAATAACCTTACGAATATCTGGATATTTTGCCTTAATAAGATCTAGAAGTTTGCCTTTTTGATTCTCTGGAACAATAATATTTTCATCTTTAAGAACTTTAATTGCCCGTTCTACAACATTTTCAAATGGTGGTGTCAAATCAAATGTCTGAAATCTAGAATCTAACGCATCCATAACCATTGAACGATAATTACAAGTTGCAATAAACCGTGTATTATCTGCATATGCCTCAATTACGTCCCGAAGTGCCTGTTGTGCGCTTGTTCCACTTGATCCACCTTTAACTGATGATAATCCATCAATCTCGTCTAAAATAATAACCTTTAATTTACCATCAATAGAACAAGTTTGTGCAAAATTAGTAACTTTAGTTCTAATAACATCAACTCCAGATTCATTTGATGCGTTAATATATAAATATTGACAATCAAGAACAGAATTTACTAAAATTTTAGCAAGAGAACTTTTTCCAATTCCGGGATTTCCAGAAAACATCAAATGTGGAATTTCTTGTTTTCGTTTAATATCTTCAAAATACCGCCGATTTTTATCAGATAATATAATATCATCAAGAGTATGCGGTCGATATTTTTCAATCCATAAATTTTTAAACATATTTTTATCCATTCAATAATGTTCGTCCAGTAAATGTATTATTTTGAACTTCTTGTACAATATTATTTTCTTGAATAGCTACCGCTTGATTTTTAGATAACCAATTCAATAAATCTACTATCTTCTCATTATTAATCTCAAATACACCTCTTCCCTCAACGTTTACTTTTGCCATTTATTTTCTCCTTTTTAATCTAATATTGTTCTTATATATCCAGTATTACCACTAAAATCACCAATAGTATATAATAACCTATATTGTTCTAAAATGTCAAGTACTATTTTTTTCATTTTAGTGCTATGACCAGTTATAATTTTTAGCTCTTGATTAGAATTCCAAAACAAATTTAAATGATGTTCTAATTTCTTCTTAACATCATCATAACATACGCCATGCAAATCTAACTTAATCATATTTATATATTATCATATAAAATCCTTTATTCAAGTAAATAGTTATGTAAAGGAGTGTTTTTATGCAAGACGACTTAAATACAATTTTAAAAGAACTAGAAAACGACGATTCTATTAGTACATTAAACAACTCAATCTCTACCGAAGAAGTTAATATTAATGATGATACTGTAAACGATTTTATTATGCAAAAAGTTGGTACATTAGTTAACTCTGGTATTAATACTATAGAAACTATACAACAAACACTTAATGTCGGACTTTTACCAGAAGAACTACAAGCATTTTCGGGATTGCTTACATCAGTTACCAATGCCGTCGAAGTTTTAAATAAAATTAATATACAAAATAAAAAGGCCGCAACCGCTAAGGAAATTAAACAATTAGCTATTAACAATAGACCCCAAATACCGTATAATATTAATGAAAAAACAACAAATAATGTTCTTATTGCAACAAGAGAAGAAGTGATTGAACAATTTTTATTAAAAAATAAAATAATAGAGTCAGATATTATAATTGATAAGGATAAAGATGATAAATAACGAAAATAAAGTAACTGTATTTTATGAGAAATTTTATATTGATGATACCGGTAAACATATTCCTAATTTATTTGATAAAAATAATTATGATAATATTTGTATAAAATCTTATTGGGGAGATACAATAGACGCATTTTATAAGTATAATTGTTTATATTTAATCTCATGCATAGAGGGTGATTTTAGAATAGTAACTACACATGAACATGAACAAACCGAAAATTCTACTACATATAAATTTAATGAATTTTTTATATCAGGATTAGATGGTAAAGTAATTAAAATCCCAAGAGGAACATGGTTCGGAATTAATAATCTTAATAGTAGTAAAAGTTCCATTATTATGGCACATATTGGAGATAATAATAACTTCTATAATCTTAAATCAGATATATTCGATTGGTATAAAAGAAAATAAATTATATTCAATATCGCATATCTGAATTAGTTACATCAAATCGTTGAGATCTAGGAATAATTTTACCAGTATTATCATATGTTACATTATCTGCAAATTTAATATTATTTGGATTAAATACAATATATACAGTTGAAGAAACATCACCATCAATTATATCCCTAGCAATAATACCATCATAACCATCTTCCTTAGCTGTTAATTCTACGCCTCGTAATTCTTTAACAGAGTTTACTATTTTTGGATTAAGTATACGTAAAAACACATTAAGTATGCCAGTATCTTCATATATTTCATCACCAATATTACTATTATTCCACCTATCTATAATAATATGTCCTTCTCTATCTGCGTCTTCTTCTGTAGCAAATGGTCCAGCATTAATCGACACCGTAGTTTCACCATTCTCATCATTTTCATCATCTACTTCATCTTCTATTATAATAAAGAATGGCCCATTACCATATATATTTATATTATAATATTCTAATGATATATTACTATCTTTAGTGATTAAAATTGCATCTGCAAAATATTCAGCAGCACTATATTTTGAAGTAAAATAAAATCCACCACTACTATTTGAATTTACAATACCAGAGTTAATATATCGTGTTTCGAATGTAGTAAATCCACGTAGTTTAGTTCCATGAAACGCATGAATATTATAACCATTACTATTCGCTATCTGTAGCATGGTTGTAGATTCTGTAACATATTGGTTAAAAGATTTCATATTATAATAACTGATAAATTGCACTTAATTTTATAGATGATTTAACATCTTTATAATCATTAAATGCCCTTACAATAGAACTTGTAGCAGTATTTTTTATAATTTGTATAAATCTTTCAGATTCTTCCTCGATAATTTTACTATTTGAATATTTAGGTATAATTTTAGTTACAAAACTAATAAGCTGGTTTGAAAGTGGTATTCCTAATACATTAACCATATCTTCATTTAACCGTGTTATATCACCAACAGTAGATTCAGTAAGCAATGTTGATCCATAATCAAGAATTCCCCCAACAGAATCATATAATAATCCTAATTGTTTTGTATCATTATCATTCATATTAACCAATCTCTAAAATATTCATTGGTAAAACTTTAGTCAATGAATCATTCATTAACACCGGAAATTCATTTATTCCAAATCTTCCAATTGCAGTTTTTATTTTATATAAATCTTTATCTGCATTACATACATGTCTTGGTATTTCCACAAATGATACATTTGGGTGTTTTTTATGCATTTCCATACATGGTTCGCAATTTTGTAAACCTATTAATATCATAACTCTCCTTATATTCGAATTCCTGCTTTTTGAAATTTCTTCTTATATACTTTATATGTCCCCGGTGCAGAACTCATAGTAGCACCAGAATAATCTAATGGATCTGGTGGACATGGAGTACAACCAATTTTAAAACTTATCCCTATTACCGCACTACCAATTGGCTTACAAAAATCTGGATGTGTACACGTAGCCATAATATCTCCTATGATTATTTATCCAAAAAGTTAATAAAACATACAAAATTTTATAATTATACAAAAAATTGGGCCACTCCGAAGAGTGACCCAATCTAATTTGCTTACAATATCTATAATTCGTTATGACTTAAAGATATGTATGTGCGGCACCAGGTGCAAATGCAACTCCTAATCCCTTAGCAATAATACAGTGATAATACAAATCAGCCCCAAACAAGTTATCTACTACGCCGTAACGAGTAAGTAATCCTACTCTTGGAGCGAAGTCATTAGGTCCGATTGTACGCTGAATCATTACAGGAATATATGGGCAATAAATGATACCAGTATCATAATACTCTGATCCCTTATACCCTAAGAGAGCATACTCTAAGTTACCACGTTTACCAACCATCCATTGTGCCTCAGTTCTAGTATCACGATAAACAGCAAAACGTCCACCAACGGAACCGACCTTAGCGATACCAACTGGCTGAGTGTTTACATTACCGTTAACATCCATAAAGTTAAACTCAGGAAGCATTTCAAGCATAGCACAAACACGAGGGGTTGCTACAATAAAGTTAGCAGCACCACGACGATTACGAATTGCAACTCTGTTAGCCTCAACAATAACCTTGGCATAAAAGTCCCGGTTACGTTCACCAAGCCAGCGAGCATCAGCGCAAGCAGCATACCAAAGTGAATATCCATATGTTGCACCAGCCTTAAGAGCAACTTGTACCATACGCATAATCATTTCACGGTCAATTTCAGCCTGAATTTCATAACTCATTGCGTTAGTCAATTCAGCATCAATATCAATACCATTCATGTTACGAATATCTTGTTCAAGTTCAACTGACCACTTAGCAGCCAATCTACGAGTACCAGCCTCAACAGCGGTTTTCTCAAACGAGATTTCCATCTGTGGAATGTTAGATGTAAATTCGAAGTTAGCAAGAATGTCTGCTACACCTTGATCTTCACCGATCATATCGAAATTACCAGCAACATCACCACTTAACTGTTGTGAAGAAGCACCCGTAAAACGAGTATCAAGATTCTGATAACCCATTTCGTTTGAGTTACTACCCCAACCGGTCACACCGTCAAAGTTTACAGCACCACCGTTACCAGTATTCATTCCAGCAGGATGGGCACCACTTGCGGTACCATCAGCATATGCCTGAGCACTACCAGCGGCACCAGGATCACCAAGAGAAGCCTTCTGATACTTGTAACGCAATGCGAAAGCAAGACCAACAGGTCCACTCATAGGTTGAACACCTACAATTTCATTCGTAATCAATTCTGGGAATGTACGACGAATCATTGGAATCAATACCTTTGGTAAACGGGCATCACCCTGAGCATAAAAGTCAGAATTACCTACCGCACCACCTTGTCCCGGCGAACCCTGAAGAGTTCCACCAAACACACCACCACCACCAGCGGCAGTGTTAGCTTCTGTTATACACCAATTCTCTTGATTCTCAAGAAGAATAGCTGTATTTAAGCGAGTATGATCATTACTAATGGCATTAACATTCTCAGACTTATAATCTAGAATTTTTCCCCATTTCGCAATAAGCGCACTTGCTCTATCTTTATTAATATAATTAGGTCCAGGCTTTATCATGGATTATATCTCCTTTTTATTTATCTTGTTCTTCTAATATATTAAGATATCCGTTCATACCAAGTTCTTCGCTAGAACCTGGTGCCGACTCTATAATAATTTCTTCCTTTTCAGCAACAGGAACATCAACCCCTTTAGATTGAAGATTCTTTGTTGCTGTTTCAGTTAAAACTAAAACTTCATTAGCTTCATCACGTTCAAACATCTCTACAACATAATCAAAGTTTTCTTTGATTTCATTAGGGGCCTTCTCATTAAGTACCCTCATTACATAACATTTTTTATTATCATCAAATTCTGCCGTCAACTGTTCAAGAATTAATAACGATTTAGCCTTTTTATAATCCTGATTAATACAAATATTAGTTTTAACAGCTTCATTAAGTTCCTTAGTAAGATCATCAATACGATTCTTACCATCTTGTAAAGCTTCACGGATTGTATCAGAAATATAATCTTCATCTATAGAAACGAGTTCCTTTACCGCATTTACAATCTTCTTAGCCTGTGTATTATCAACAGCTTCTTGAATTTGTTTTGTTGGAATCAATTTGTCAATATACATATCCATATAATTAGACATTTCATTAGTTAATTGATCACGAAAACTAATAGCTTCTTTCTCTACCATATTTTCATATTTTTCAATAACTTGTCCAAGTTGTTCAGCATAATCAGAATCAACTTTATTTAATACTAATTTAAACTTTCTTGAATGATCTTCATCAATTGCTTCTATAAATGCTTGAAGTTTTTCAGCATGACTTTCATCAAGTGTTTCTATAGCATTCTTTACTTCTATTGCCATTCTAGCATCAACCTTTTCATTAACAGCAGTTTCGAAAGCTTCTACTATAGCCCGTTTTGAAGCCTCATTAAGCACCTCATTATCTACAGTGTTTAAAATTGTTTCAAACTTGTTTTTCATTATATTCTCCTTACTAATCATAATTATTTACTATTATTTAGATATTTTTATCCGTTTTATTAATTTATCTATCAACTTATTTTTTAGTATTAGATTTTTCTTTAATTCTAACATTAATTTTTTCATTAATAATTGTTGAAAGACTTTCTTTAGCTATAAAATAATCCTTTTCACAAATATTATTAATAAACTTCATAATTAACCGTTTTTCTTTATTCATAATGTTTCCTTTTTAATCTTTCAGGATTTACCTTCAACCCTGTCCACTAATTACTCTAATTGCGTCATCTAATCCCATACCCGCACCAGCATCTCTAAGAGCAAACACCATTGCTGTACGATGTAATCCCTCTAATCCAGATAATATTTGCATATATTTACCATAATTACCCCTAGTAGTTTTTATACGTGTATTTTCAAACCTACTAACAATTTTAGTTGCCTCTGGTGCATAAAACTTTGCCATTTCTTGTGCTATTGGCTTTAACATAGACTTATCTTTTGTTGTTTTATACTCTTGAATCATACTTTTTATTTTCTCAATTAATTCGTTATCATTTATAGGATCATTAGATGTTGAAGTATTTTGAACATCTTCCGAAGAATCTAACGCATCTCTTTTTGGATCATTAAGTTCCATTTCACTTTGAGAATAATCTTCAGTTTTAAGAGTTTTATTTTTTTTAGATTTTTTAGATTTTTTAGATTTTTTATTTGCTATAAAAGGACAAGGAATTCCACTATTCTTTCGTTTTCCAGTTTTTGATGTTTTTCGTTGATTACTATCCTTATATGGACCAGTACCATCAGGAACACCCCTAGCATTTTTTCCTTCTTTTAATATATCCCAAGACTCAGTCATAAACCCGGTATTAATTATTTTCATATTATATTCCTTTTATTTTCTTATCCCATTCTTACATATTTTTCATAGTGTTAATAAAGTGAATTATTGACATAGAGATTTTTTCTTGTCTTGCATCACCATGTTTTGGTAAAGTTGAAAGGGTTTCGTTAAGATCATTATATGTATTCTCTACAAATTCACAAATTGTTCCATTACACTTAAGAATATATTGTTTTGATTCAAATATACCCTCTACAAAAGCAGTATCAACCGAAGGATCATGAACAACATCATTACAAATAAGTCTAAAATTCTGTACGTCCTTATGATCACCATTCTCAGTAACTCTTCCTAATGCCCTTGACGATATACCAAGCTTTACCCCATCCAACATAAGAGTTTTAACAATTTGACCCATTGGAGTTTCAAGAATCTTAGATTTACCATAAAAATTATCACCATCTTGACGGAGTTCAGTCATTATGTGACATGAACGTTCTGGATTTATCTCAATTGAAGTCGGGTGATTAAGTTCACCTAACGAACGACCCGTTAAAATCATTTCTTTAGTATATCTATTAGATTCATTTGTCATTTCATCTAAAGAATATATTCTATTATTCTTATTCTTATGATTAGCCCTCATAAAGACACCTTCAAAAAACATTCTACGAATTTTATCCGGCCCGTGTTCTTCTGCAATTAAATTAATGTCATAATTTGGTTGTTCAACCAATAACCGTAACACATTTTGACTCATTATTATCTCCTATATCTGCTTACAAACCGTAAATAGTATCAAAATAACTTGGTATACTATACTAATGTATAATTATTTACTAATTTATTAGGTTTTTAATATCTATTTCCGTAACAATAGTAAACTTATAGCCATGTTTACTTGCCCAACCCTTAGCCGCATTCCATTTTGACACATTTGTAGCATAAACTATATTTTCTCTAAGAAGATTCATCTTATTTTTTCTATTTTTAGTATTTGGGGGATTACATTGTTTAAGTGGTTTAACTTCTATAAGAAATTTATGTTCTTTTTTATCTTTATCTTGTATAGTAAAATTAAAATCAATATAATATCTGTGTACTCTACCATCAGTTGGTTTTATATATGGAACTACAACAGATTCACTTCCCCAATTAATTATATTAGAATTATTATCCAACCATCTCATATATTTCAATTCTAAACTAGACCTATATATACAAGTTTGTGTTATACATTTATTTTTATGTATAGGTTTAAAAATACCTTGTTTATATTTATTATATTTCCTGGCCATTTTAAGTATTTATGTTAGATAAAACAATATTGGATGAAACCTACCAAATTAACATCAGACTTAATGGAAAAATTTGATAATGTTCAACGAGCTAATCGGGAAATGTTTATTACAAGTAATCCCAAATAATATTAAAACAAATGCGGTTTAGCATCATCTCCGGTTAAACTTTCTTCTCCCTCGTTATGCCAAATTAATTTCATTCCATTAGTTGTCATGAAATATCCTTCTATTATAATTTGTCCATAATGAATTTTTTGGTGACAATTAGGACAAACATATAAAAGGTTAAACATCTTATTTGCATTTAGTAGTTTTCTTCCTCTAATATGATGTTCAACTAATATTTCTTGTTGATCACAAATTGGACATATTTGTTTACCTTCTCTACAAATCTTCTTTTTAATTAATCTTTTCATTATATAATCCATTTATAATTATTTCATATATCTTTTTAACTATTTACAATAACATTAGTTAAAGCAACATATTGAATCACTAATAATACGACAATAATTAAAAAAATATATAATAAAAAACCCCGACATTTCTGTCAGGGCTTAATAGTTTTATACCATTAGAGTTTAAACAAATCCATAAAACCCGGCAACCTGTACTGATTCAGTTACTGACTTTCTATTGTTACTCTTTCCAGAAATGGATTTACGATTTCTACCAGTACGATTTATTCCTCTACTATCTTTAGAACTGCAAGATTCTTCTACATCTTCATCATCAGTTTTAACCATAGTTGGAATTCCACCAACATTAGAACCAAATGTTACCTCTGGGGTTTCACCCATATCCATTTCTATTCCATCAATATTTGTTTCATCACCTGTTCCCGCAATAATATCTTCAATACCAAGATCGCCAAGAATTTTTTCCTTAAGTTCTTGTAATGCACTATCAAGAATATCTGTAATATTTTCGCCAAAACTAGATTCAACACCATCAAGTGAATTTTCAATACACTCAGCAGCATACTTTTCAAACGCATCAACCAAAAGGTCATTATACTGTTTTTGAAGTTGTTTTATCTTATTTTGAATTCCCACATCCCCACCATCAGAATCATCGGAATCATCAGAATCATCATCAGAATCGTCGGAATCATCATCAGAATCATCAGAATCGTCAGAATCATCATCAGAATCGTCAGAATCATCATCAGAATCATCATCAGAATCATCATCAGAATCATCATCAGAATCATCATCAGAATCTTTCTTTTCATCTTTATCAGAGTCATCAGAATCTTTCTTTTCATCTTTATCATCATTAGAATCAGAACCTAAAGAAGTATCTTTATCTTCATCTTCAACCTTACCAGAAAAAACACTTTCATATTTTTCTAATACTAAATCTTCTAAGTTTTTTGTATCAATATCTCTCATAGTTTCTCCTTAAATTACACCTTCATCTATAAACCGTCCACGAATCTGAGCATTAGTTAAATATGGGAATGCATCTGTCCCATAAATATTATTCGTAAATGGTATTGCAGAAGCTTGAACCAATTCTGTGGACCAATCACCAATATTATCAACCACCCAAACACTATATGCCATAGACTGATTACCAGTTAATCCGACAATCTCAGTTGTTGTTACAGTACCCGGTACCACATCTTCCAAATAAATAGTTATACCATCAGTATATGTAGCAGGAGCTACGGTTCCTAGTGCATATTGAACCTTAGCCGCTGACAAATCACTATCTGTTGGATTTGTCCATGAGAGTTTAACCCGTGTTTGTCCAGGTGTTACAGTAAATCCACTTACCCCAGAAGGTGCAGAAGAATCCCCTATTGCTGTTAATGTATATGTCCCCGCAATAAACTCTGTAGTTGCCGGAGTATATATACCGTCCCACCCCGCAGCTAATTGTGCGTTAGATGTACTAACAACAACATTAATTGTTTCATGTATATCATCAGCATGTAAATATGTATTATCATACGTTGTAATAGCTGTTATAAATCCACCGGGATATGGCATTGTTGTTGGATTCGGAACAGGTATAGATAACGGGCTAAAATGTGTAGTATCACCAGAAAGATATATGTACGTATTTACCGATGAAATACCTACACCATCACCCAATATAGATGATGTTGAAAGATATCCCGTGCCATCTATACTTGGTGAAACACTTCCATATGAAACACTACAGTCTAATCCCGACATAGGTACAGTTAAATCATAAGTAATATCTCCACCCTCTGCTGATAATGCACCAATAAATGAATCACTAGTTCCATTTTCTGCTGAACCAGGCGCACCAATTGTATCTGTTGAATTTGCGGAAAGTTCAGCAACACCCAACCAATATTGATACCCCAAATCAGTATCAATAAGATCATTTACATTAATAGTATTATCATATGAAGCACTTATATAAATAACTTGACTTGATCCCGTTCCGTCATTTACTAAATTTATAGGTAAAGACCCTTGATCAGTTCCAATTACTCCCCATCTACTGTTTTCACCGACAAGTAAAAGGTCAGTTAATGGAACGGATGAAAGTGCTGATACCGGACTAAATGATGCTGATATCCAACTAGTAACCGTTGCTGATGAACCACATGGTACACTAACATTAAAATTAGTATTATCGGGAAAATCTAATGCATATCTTGCATTATCTTCATATGCTTTAACTGTAAAATCTGATGCACTAAAAGCAGACGCATTATTATTTTTTGCTGCGGATACTTTATTTTTCTTTTTGACTGCCATGATAATCTCCTTATAATAGTTATAACTTTGAAATATTTAGTATTTTTTATATAATTCTATTAAGAATATCCCACTAAATTATTCTATAAAGAACATTGGTGGTTCTTGCCCACCACCATACGTCATTATTTCATCTTCAAGTGTTTTCCTTTCTTCTAATCCTTGTACCATTAAATCTGTTGCGTTTACTACCCCACCACCAAATAACGTAACACTACCAAACTTACCTCTTACATGAGCTAATGCTATTTTTGTTAATGCTAACGCATATCGTTGTACCCATCGTTCTTGTACTAATTCCCTAATAGATTTTTCCATTCTACATCCAACAACACCAATATATTGTCCTCTACCACTTGAAAATCCTATTTGTGGCTCTGGCACTAAACGTAACATTTGCGTTGTTGAATTAAAATTAACATAAACCGCCGTAGCAAACATCTTTTTACGTAAATCCATCCATTCCTTAAGAAGATGCCATGTAGTAATATCATATCCAAATCCACCCATCATTGCACCAAAATATGCTTGTTGTGCAAACATATAATCCATATTAAACAAGATTTCAGAACCACCATGACCACCACTTCCACCGGCGGGATCAACAGAAAATATACCAACTACCTTTCTATGATTATTAAGATCACAATCAATATATTGTCCAGATACCATAGGACCAGCGACACTATATGGACAATAATAATCCGCTATACTATTAAGCATATCACCTATCTTAAGTCCATATCCACATTGATATATATTAGAATCAAACATAAGATATTCTTCTGTAAATCCTGAATATTTAGAGAACCATTCGCAACCTTGATTTATAAAATCCATAATTTGATCTTCACAAAGTTCAATATTTGTCATAGGCCAACCCATTTGCATCTTAATCCGTTCTGATAAAAGCTCATAACTTGTTACAACAGGAGTAAGTGTTGTACTGGCTCGAATACCCGTAGGTGTTACCGGTTCAAAATTATCACAAGTAGGAAATTTTGACGCATTAGTAATAGAAATAGATTGTTGTGGAAGTGAACACACACCTGGAATGCCTGTATATGACGGAACACTAGATAATGTTTGCCAAATTGAAGATACACCACTAAATGACGTACTATTAGTATGACATGCAATACCATCAAATGCCATACTAGTCATATCTGTTGATATTGTCCCTTCAATTGGATCAAAAAATTCATATTCCCAATCCCTTGTGGCAGCTACAGATACACCATTAAAATACCATTGATATTCTAATGCCGATGTAATAACAGGTTGATTTTCTGTTGTTATAATAGATCCAGTTATTTCTGGAACACCTAATACCATTCCTGAAAGGTATGTTAACGAAGAAATTAATTGTGTTCCAGTTATATCTACCGGAGACGTATTTTGAGCAGTTACCCCCGCCGATCCAGCACCGTGAGCAAACGAAAACTCATTATTTGGTAAAACTCTAAAAGATGGGTATGTTGGCCATGCTGGTTCTATTGTATAAGTTACTGGATCACTAGCAGTTACTCCAATATTACTTGTTTCAACATTAAGTATCATTTGAGAAGACTGTGAACCAAAGAAAATATGAGTCCAAGAACTTATAGTAGATACAGTAGTGTTATTAAACTTCCAATCCCAAGCACTAACACCACATAATGCTGGTGTGGTATCTGTAAATGTTACAGTTATTGCTGGACTAATAAAAACAACTGGATTATCCGTTGATATATCAAATGTTACCGCCATATGACACTCCTTTTAATTATTTACTAAAAAAAGTGTTTAAATATTATTTTATAACATCTTTCGTTATTCTATCATTATCTTTCTTTAACTTAGCCCTATCCTTATCTATATAATCAGTTAATCCCATAAGATCACATGTTCCACCGCTACAAGCTTCACCAGCACCACCAAAATCTTTTGATGACATTTCATCCTCGTGATATGCGGTCCAATCAATTTCTACATAATCACGCTTCAAATCTATCCACAATTTCCAATTCTGAACATCCTTTAAGCAATAGGTAGCCTTTTTAAGATCAGAATTAAAATATTTTTCAGCAAATCGTTCTGCCCTTATACGAATTTTACGTTTTTCATAATAATTTTTAACATTACACCGAAGCCAAGACCTTAAAAGTTTATCTGGACTATCTGATGATAAACCTTCTATTTTCCATTTAATGCCATTTGTTTTTAAATCTTCGGTTATCTTATCTCTTAACTTATCAACATCAAGTATTTCCCCAATTCCTAACATAGCATCACATGCTAACCAAAGATTATGCTCAAACGCATCATTAGCAGCTACAATAAGACCACTAGCTAATACAGATGCATCTCCATACTCTCTAACTAATTCAATTGGGGTATAAACCGCCGTAAATGGTGCTTGTGGATAATCTTTATCTCCAGACATCGGTAACATTGCAATACCAGCAAAGTTTTTTTTATTTTTATAAATATAAGATTCAACACCATCCCATTCTTCCGGTTTAACATTTATAGTATTTGAAACATTATGACGAAGCATATTTTGTCTGTCACGAGTACCATATTCAATCCAATTATTTTGAGTTAACTTAACTGTTTCTAATAATTTAAGAGCCGTTACATCATTTTTAGTTTTCGCACCGTCTGGAACCTCACATAAAAATGTTATTACATCATCAGTACCATTAGTTGACCAAACAGATTTTTCCACCGCTGACGGATTATATTTTTTAAAATATGCTAGTGTATTTTCACGATTATTTGCTTGTACCCTTCTAAAATATCTACGAGCATGATGTGGATGAATACCACTACTACTACCTAAAATACACGAAGTACTCCCTGCTGGTTTTATACATGTAGCTCTTGCACAAGGGTTTATGCCTATAATTGCAGCAATTCTAACATTTTCTTGTAAAACAATCGTTGCACCATCTCTCTGAATAGATTCATCAAATAATATATCAGGATTATCCATCATTCCAGTAATAGATACACCTAATAACGCATCTCTTTCAACAATATTTTTTGTTGTTTGAGTAAGATATGGAAAATTAGTATATGACGCTTGTAATGTACCTAAAATAGATGCCGCTTTACATGCAAGTATAAAATCTTCCTTTGTTTTACACTTTTTTCCATTAATTTCTGTCAAATTACAAAATCCCCACCCAGATTTACCATCAGAATCATAATTTTTGAACGATATTTCACAACAAGGATTAAATAATACTTCTCGATCATCAGCCCAAACAAATCCCGGTTCTCCACACTCCTTAACAGACTTTATTAATTTACTAAACGTTTCTTTTGATGTTTCATTCCTAACTAATAATGCAGAATTATTAGATCTCCCTCGCTGAGGATTATCACGAAACCATGTTCCGGTTTTTGCGTTTATCATATCATCATCTTCGGGAGAAAATATACATATTGTTGCACTTCTACGGACACCACCAGAAAGGACAGAATCAGATAAATGCATAACAATATCATAAACATCAATTGTACGTAACCGAGTTGATGTTTTTAATATTGTATTAAATAATTTTTCAATTTTACTCAAACTTAACTTTAATCCATCAGGACCAGGAGCTTTAGACCCCGAAGATATAGGAGATCCCGCTGGTCTAATAGCAGAATAATCAAAAATAATATTATATCCATTATATTCAGAAAAACTATCAGGATTAACAAAATATGAAGCCATCATAACACCAGCAGCATCTGACCACCCTTCAATACTATCTGGAATTAAATATGTTTTATCACCTAATGTTCGTTTAGCAATATTTGGAAGTTTATTAACATGATTATACTGTACACTAAATCCTACACCACACCCACATAAAAGAAGATATACGGTTTCACGAAAAAAATCAATGCGATCACAATATGACGAACTACAATTATACATTCTAGCATTTTTTTTAACAATTGGATCTCCGCCAAACTGTAGTGCCCGTTGTGATCCTAAAATTCGCTTTTGTAAAACCATTTTCTTAACAAAATTAAAATCTTCTTTAAATGAATCTAATTTAGTACCAAAAGTTTTCTCATGCATATTAAACACACGATCAATTTGTTCTTCCCATGTCTCTCTTCTATTTTCTTCGGGTATAAATCGTGCATATTTTGAAATCCTTGTATATTCTTGCAGTGCTTGTACAGACATAACCTTCCTTTCTTTATTTTCTATATTATAACATGAAATCTACAATAAGATATACCATTTATTTATTATTTTGGACCTGGTGCCTCTGTTGCCGCTGGACGTTCACCACCAGGCACCATTCCAGGGTTTGCAGGGCCAGGGCCAAATTCTGGAGGGGTGTCTGGTCTAAACTTACCCAATTCAGATTGTGCGGCACCTATAGCAGCACCACCACCACCCGACGAACCCGTAATATCACCAACGGCATTATCTAATTCAGTTTGCGCATCACGAAAATCTGGACCATTAGTTCTTATCTGTTCGATTTCCCACATAAGTTCATTATCTTTACGCAACCACTCACGATTTTCTGCCATTTTGTCATCTGTCCAATCAAGATAATGTCTTTGAGCATATGATTGAGACACTAATTCATTATTACCCATATTATTATAATTTTCAAACTTTAAATTAAATGCCTGTTGTTCACGCATAATCATAAACTGAGTAGGTGTATTAAAAGTAAGACATATTTCATTCTCTTTAAGTTTATATTTCTCCCAAAGTTTACGTAATTTCAAATGTACAACAAAAGATTCTTTAACTGACGTTGCAAATTGACTCTGAAGCCTCATTACAAACTTAGCAAATCGAAGTTCTTCACGAGTTATTTCTGTTGCTTCTCTAACAGCATTATCTGAACTAAGCCTTCCTATAGGTACTTTAAGTGCCTTATATAATTTATTAATAAAATACATAAGATCATCAAGTTGCCCAAGATTATCCCCACCCTGAAGCATCTCAACCTTTGTTCCCTCTTGTCCATGTTTCTTTGTAAACCAAAAAGAATCAAGCATCGATTGTGGATCATAAACATTTTGTACACTCTTGCCCTTTGCATTATATGTTTTTCTAGACCAATATTGCCGAATAAGTTTTTGTACGTATGCCTCCGCCTTCGGTGTAGGCATATTACCAACGTCTACATAAAATACAAGACGTTCAGGAGCACGTACAAGTCTATAAATAACGATAGAATCTTCAATAAGGGATAACTGTTTATATGCTCTACGAGCATTCTCTATGTATGGTATACGAACTGTACGATCTTCATTCCAAAGTCCTGAATGTACATATGTTATCTGATTCTTATCAAATACAACAAGTTCTTCCTTTTGATTTCCTGTACCTTGTTTTCCCTCTGGAACCGCTCTACGAAGTAAATACCCTTTAATTAACGCATTTTGAACGTTATCATAAACTGGATTTATAAGTTCTGAAGGTATACTAACCATACCAAGAATACCAAGATCTGGTCTATTCTGTGAAATAACATTTTCAAAAAATAATTCACCATCAATCAAAAATTGTCGAAAATATTCCCACCCTCTATCTTCTAATTTAAAAATAGTAATAAATTTTTGCCATTCTTTTCTAATTTCCTTTTTGATTTTATCGTTATAACTTCCACCAACATCAATGACTATAATATTACCTTCCCCATCTTTAACAATTGTTTCATCACAAATTTCATCAATAGCATCAGAACATTCAGCATATGCAGACATTCTACGATATTGTTGTAATCTACGAATCTTATCAACATCCATGTTAGCATACATGTATTGATGATAATCCTTATTAATCATTATTGCGCCCTGACCACCAGAAACATCTTGCTGTTCATCATGCAATACAACAGATTGTTGGCCAACTCGTTCTTCTTTTCGTTTGGTTAAATCATGAAAATCTTCATACTTCGGATTTAAAGATGAAATATCATTAATAATTCTATTTGTATATGGAAGTTTTGCTATAAGTTGATTAAGAAATGATGAACTTCGTTTTGTGATACTTCTATTTGATGACATATTTACTCTCCTAAACTATTTATTATAATTATGTATTGTATTATATTAATTACAATAATAATAATATGGTGCTACTTGTATTCCACTAACAGACGGATGTTGCCACTCAATATAATTATTATATTCTACTGTTCCTGAAACATAAGGATTAAATGTTGGTCTTATGGCATCTTGTGTAAGTTTTCCATACCCCGCCTCATTAAATGCTATAACATCAATATATCCCGCACTTACCGCCCGTGGCATTGTAAATGTTAATACAGAATCAGTATTAGCAGTCCATTCCGTTACCTCTACACCTGAAAATCCCGGATACATACCAGATATTTTATAATTATCTGCCGCTGGATCAAACCATTGTACAAAACCATCCATTGCACTAGGTGACGTACTAATAGGTGCTAACGGAAACACCCCAGGTGATCCGCTAACATATAATGTAGATAACGTATCAAACCAAGTACCATCAATTGTTATATTCTTAGATGTAACACATGGTATCGTTATCCAAGGATTTGCCGTTTTAACTTGTGGTTGTCCCGATATAATAAACGAATCTGTATTTAAATCATCAGTATATGACAACATAGTTTCATATGTAGCATTTAACGCCGTTATTGCTGTAAATGAGGTATCAATCTTATAAATTTTTCCAACAGATTCAGAAACTTCTTTAAATAACCAACCTTCTATAAGAAATCCCGTATTGGCAATAATTCTATATGATTGTGTTGACCCAATATCTGTTGGATATTCAAATGTAATATTACCACTCCATTTTACAACAGTTCTCATTTCATGATTTGTATATGGAGAATTCCAACTTATTATAATATATGGATCATTATATGGAACAAAATTTGTAATAATTTGATCCATATCAGATTGAAATTTAGTTATAATAGACATATTAATAGAAATATCAATTGGTACCGGCTGTAACGGGTGACTAAATCCCGTATCATTTAATCCCATATTATAATATGGACCCTCAATCTTATTAAATACACGTCCAGGATTTCTATTCATATTAGAAATACTAACAGATATAATAGGAGGCTTAATATGTTTTGCTTTATTAACTAAATCATTAAGAGTTTTAGTTTTTGGCGCATATAAAAAATTACACTGAATCTTATCTTTTATCTGTCTATCAATAGCATTATTATAACGTCGTATAACAATATCATCGAATGCATCAACAAATTGTGCAATCATTGTTCGTATTTCAAAATTATAAGTTTCTAGTTTCATATATATATGTATGTATATATATTTACTTATCTTACATATTTATCAATAGATTTTATTTGTTATTATAAAACGCCTCACACAATTATTAAAAATTGTTGGGAAATTTATTATGTAGAAAACGTAAAACTCAAAATATGTAGTTTTCATTCGCCTTCTATATTAGCACGTTCGGCAGCCATGATAAATTCATGATCCGCTATTTCATTTGTAGTTTTTGGTGTCGCTACCGTTATTTCTTTATCTTTCATCGCTGGCCAATCAATACATCTATTCATACATTTTGGACATGGAATATATATTTTTTTATTTGGGTCAAATCCCAAATAAAATCTACCATAACATTTTTTACAACTTGATGATGGCTTTTTAATTAATGGAATCTGATCAGTTCCCAAATTTTTTACTTCATCAGATTCTACATAATACATATCACCACTTATCATACTAAAAAATAATTTTAACTCACCCATATCATTTCACCTGTTGTATTTGTATTTCTAATATCTTATTATAAAATTTATTATTGCCCTCATTTGGTAACTTTTCTAACATCTTACATAAATTAGCATTATTTGATAACGTTGATAATCGATAATCAAAATATACTAAACCATCGTCTTTCCAGTGTTCAATTCCAAATGGTATAGGAATCTCAAATCGCTTAATATTTACATCATTTTTTCGTACTGTTAATTCTATATGATAATTATTTTGTTTAAATAATAATAACTTCCCTTTTTGATGCTGTTTATTATTAATAATCAATTTAATATCTTTCTGTAATAAATCTTTTAAAGTTTCTTCTATTTCTGTATTTACTATTGTCATATATCCTCGTTATATATATTTACACCAGTAAATGATAAAATCAACTACATATTCATAAACATTTGTTTATTACTAGACGACCATTTAGATAGATTAGTAGCAAAATATTGCCAAAAGTTATTTAACTCTTCCTCGTTACGTATTGGCATAGCACCTAAAACGGTATCTGTATCTAAATTTATATTTCTATAATCTTGCATAAGAAGATCATATGCGGTCAAAAGATTTCTTGATTGTGCATTATATGGCGGTGGATTAATGGGAGCCTTAAAATGAAATGCCGTCATACCCGCAATACTATCAAGAAGAAGTCTACTATTAGTAGATAAGAATTTTCTAGTCATGCCCCTACCAAGTTTAGTATTTCTTCTTATAACTTTTACTTCTACAACATGAGTTGCATACAATGTTAAATAATTTCTATAACTTGACATATAAATCCCTTAACTATTTAGTGAACTACCAACAACTATATTGTTACGTGTTCTAATAGTTAAATATACAAAAAACCTAGAATAGTGAAAAATGTTTAAATATACAAAGTTTCAACCATCTAGGTTTTAAATATTATTACTATTTTAATTATATCATAGTATTTTTATCATTTGATCTTGGCTTGACAAATGCAAGTATACGTTCTTCATTAATAAATATATAATCCTTACCATCAAACTTTGTCATTGGAATTCCCTTATCACTAGGGAACAAGATATATTTTCCTGGTTGTGCACTTTCACTAGCACCTGGACCAGAAAATATAATCTCTGCAACACGCCATATTTCGCTACTAACAGCGGCATTAACAAGAACACCACCCCTATCAACTAGATCACCATCACACTTAGCCTTATCAGCATATTCACATAAAAGTATATCCCCTGTAACACCCTCTATTTCCCAATTATTTGGTATATGTTGCCCTCGATATTTTTCCACATCAATAGATTTATATGGACCAATACCATGAATAACAGCCTCTTGTCCTCTTTGTTCTAAATGTTCCATTATTCTCCTTTTATAATGCTATACTATTAATAAGATTTACAGTATTTAGATTCATACTAGTAATATGTTCACAAATAGCTAAAAGATCTACCCCTAATGGTGATAAATACTCCTGTGGATTTACCCGTTTGTTATCAGTTTCAGGCATAGGATCGCAAGGAGTATTCTCATTAATACAAGATTTAATTTTATCAATCATACGCTCATATAATTCATTAGCATAAGAAAGTTCCCTATTTATACTATTTACTTGTTGTATAATTTCACTCAGTTGCGTTTCGTCTGCCATTTGCGTTTCGTCTGCCATTTGAGGTGTTCCACCATTAATCACGTTCATTACCTCCGATATTATCTTCATTATCTCCTAAATTAATAACTACTTCTTTAATCTCATCATTAAGCTCTTTAATTTGTTCATTAAAATCTTTAACTAATGACTTTTTATCAGCCTTTACCAATGTAATTCTACATTCAAGATTCAACAATTTATCAAACATATCTTTACGTACTTGATCCATTTTATCTCCTTTATTTAATTACTCATACTATACTATAACTCAACACACATTTCAAGTATTTTGTTTTATAATTTTTTTCATATCTGTTATATCTAACCCATAATCTTCAACATATTCTCGTACTTCACGTATTGATAACTGATAATATTCAGCAAGTATTTCTATTGCATGTTCTATTTCAGGTGTACTATTTAATTGTTTTAATTTATTTGAAGTTTTCTTTATATAAGTAAATCGTTTATAAATAGTTTTTGGTATTACATCAATAAACAATTTATACCATTCCCGCTTATCAGTAATAGCTTTATACATCTTATTTGTAGTTACAGCTATTATACGAACATTAATATCTGACCGCATAGAAAGCCATTTATTAATCATATATGGTTGAAATTCTGATTCAAAACCTTTCTTTGTTAGTAATGACCCAGACTTTTTATATAAAATATCATTAATAAAATCAAAAATAGTCATTAATTACCCTTCTTTGTTGTTTCTACAAAAATCTCATGCGTTATAGAATAAAAATATTCAATTACTATACGCATCAATATAAGTACATCTTCATCACTTAAATTAGTTGAAAATGCCATCACACCAGCTTTGTTACCAGATGTAATATGAATTCCCGTATGTATAAGAACAGCACCATTAACACTATTTATGTTACTTATTGAAGCAACCCCTTTAGTTTTAATAATACCTTCTTCTTTAATTTCTTTATGTACAATAATATCAGTTCCATCAATATCAATATCACACTTAAGATAATTGGTAGCAAGTATATTACCAATGCAAGAATTAAAAATGCGATGAAAACATATCCCAGCAAAAAGTGACATATTAGGTATTTCAATACAAAAGTTAATAGCATCATCAGAATATATTCCATCCCCTTTAATTATATCATCTTTATCCACTAAATTATTTACATCTACCTTTATCGGTGCACGAAATGCTATAATATTACCAATTGGTTGTGTTTTATCAAGAAAATGATCATATGCAAACCTCTTTAGTAAATATGTTCCATCATATACCTTTATATTTTCAAGTATCATTTTTATCCTTCTCTCATCATGTAATCATTCGGCATCAAAACTCGTATATTAACTCCTGAATCCTTAAACATCCTCATAGTAGCAATTCCCATATATTTTGAGTTTATAAAAGCAGCATCACCAATAGAGTTTAATACTACCTCTTGTATACCAGATTGAGAAATTCCTTTTGCACAATTACTACATGGATAATATCCCTTGTCTGAATACATAAACATTATACACCCATTTAAATCTACCGTTGCATTTAATATTGCATTCATTTCCGCATGGATAACATAATCATGTTTTTCCTTTTTATCCCAAGAGAATTCATCATCAGACATTCCATTAGGTAATCCATTATATCCTATAGAGACAAGTCTATTTTTAGTATTTACAATACATACACCTATCTGTGTCGCTGGATCTTTTGACCGTAATGCCGATAATTTAGCTATACCCATAAATAATTCATCAAAACTTATATAATTTTTTCTTTTCATATTTATATACTATCACGTTAATAATATTAATCAAACAAATATTATAATAATATGCAAAAATAGATAAATACTTAAAAGATAAAGGAGATTTTTATTATGTCAAAATATAAAACTATATTTACACGAATTTTAAATGAATTTAATACACCTGATATAACAAGAAACCAAGATGATATTAAATTTTCAGATGATACCAATACAAACGCATTTAATGTAGATCCTATGGATGCTAATATAAATCCTATGGATGATAATGTTAAAGCTAAAAACAACTATATACGCCATGACACAGAAGAATTAGTAGAAATTATTAAGCTAATTAATATAATTAGTCATAAATTACGTCCAATAAGTCCAAAATTATCAAAGATAAATAGAAGTTTTACGGGTATTGCTAGTACAACTACAAATGTTGCCACAATTAACGAAAAATTAACTGTTTTAATAGGAGCACTTCAAGGATATATTATTTCTCTTCCCGCACAAAAAGATAAAGATAAAGATAAAACCAAAGCTAACATACAACAATGAGACTTCTAACATGCCAAAATTAACCGATGATAACATAATGATGGAAAGTTTTATAAAAGATATAATTAAACTGGATGAAGGGCGTTGGACTCGTGGAAAAGCTCGTACAGCCGGATTTTTTGGTTCAGCAGGAAATATAAAGAACCGTATTTCTACTGGAGTTAAAGGTAGCATAGCAGGATTTAAGGGAAAAGAAGGGCCACAACCTCAACAGTTTACCGGTGGTCTAACTTCTAAGGTACTTAGCATATTAAATAGTAATATAAAAAAAATCGAAAACGATATTATTAGTTTTAAAAAAGATATAAGCATATTAGGTTTAGATCCTGAAACATTAAGAACGCAAAACCCAGAAATAGCAATCGCATTACAAACACTTTCAAGCACACTTAATAATCTTAAATCAAGATTACAACCAAGTGGTCAAATAGGCAAAACTATTAATAACATTACAAATCCTACCACATAATATATTGTAAAGTTCCCAACAATTAACAAAATAACGTAATTTAAAAGGAGAGTTATGAAAATAACTCTCTTTTTGTTTGATTGTGAGTGATTGTAATGATATATTACTTTTATGAACCTATTATCACAACAATATATAATACAGAAGTTTTATGAATATGCAGGACATGTTAAGTATAAAAAAAGTTCTCATACTTATCAAGGCGGTTGTAATATTTGTAGAGAGGGAACAAGTTGGGGTAAAAAAACTCGATTAAATTACATACCAGATAAAAACATTATTCATTGTTTTAATTGTAATCGAACATGGTCTCCTATCAATTGGATTATTGAAAGTTCTGGATTGTCATATCATGATATTATGATACAAGCCAGAGAATATAACTTTTCTAGCGTTGAAATTGAAAATACCCATGTTGAACGCTCTGAATCAGAAATGTTACCAGAAGATTCTATAAATCTATTTGATCAACAACAAGTTAACTACTTTATTAATAACAAAGTTATTAAAGATGCCCTTCATTTAATAAAAACCCGTAGACTAAATACCGCAATTAATAAACCTAACGCAATATATATTAGTTTAACCGATTACATTCATAAAAATAGACTTATTCTTCCATTTTATGATTATACCGGCAAAATTATATGGTATCAAACTAGAGCCATATATAAAGAAGACGAAAAAGATCGACCTAAATATCTATCAAAACTAAATGGTGATCGAACAGTATTTGGAATTAATAATATTAATGAACAACTTGATTATCTTTTTATATTTGAAGGTCCAATAGATTCACTTTTTGTTACTAACGGATTAGCAATGGGTGGTATTTCTATGAGTGAACATCAAGAAGAACAAATGAAACGTTATAGATTATATAATAAAATTTGGATTCTTGATAATCAGCTTAAAGATAATAAAGAAGTTAAAAAACAAAATATTAAACTTCTAGAACAAGGCGAACGTGTATTCCTATGGCCTAATAAGTTTAACGGTATCAAAGATATTAATGAACTTTGTATAAAAATACGTAAAGATAATATTCAACCAAACTTCTTTATAGATAATTCTTATAAAGGTGATTTAGGATTAGCTAATATGTTAAAATTAACGTGAAGAATCTTTAACTTCATTCTCTACAGAATTACTAGATATATTACGTTTAAGAACTAATCTTTTACCTTTAGATAATGGTGTATCTCTTGGTTCTATATTTTTAGACGCATCATTTTGAGTAAGTTCTAATGTTTCACCATCTACTTTAACTTCGGGAACCTTTTGATCATTAACTTCTTCTATACTAGTAGATCCAAGTTCTGCATGTAACTTATTACGCATAGTTTCCAATTCTATGTCTGCCCTATCATTCAAATGTGAAATTTCAAACCTAAGTGCTTTATTAAATTTTTCTGAATAATTTCTTATAGGTTTTTCTGAATCTTCTTCTAATTTAAGTTTATGATTATAAAATTCCTGTTTAAGACCTTCCATAAATTCTTGACTAAACGCTATTTGTCTAGGATATCGTTCTCGTTTTATAGTCTTCATTACACCCATATTCTCACATAGTTCATCAAATTCACTCATAATAGTCTCCATATTTCAATTTTTTATTAAAATTTATGCAAATACTCCTGTACTGCCGCTTGACGTTGCGCCAAGAAGATTTTTACCTAACTTACCTAGTAATCCAATTTTTTTAAATACATTTCCTTGTTTAAAATCAAACATAGCATTACGAAATGCTTGTTCTGTTGCTCCATGCTTTATATAATCTCCACGTTCAACACCAAGTCCCGTAGTTTTATTAAAATAACCAGACTTTAATGGTTCATCACCACCAAGTTTTTGTATTTTAGCTATATCACTAGGATTACCACTTCCAAACTTACTAGTAACATTATTTAATAAGATTTTTAATGCAATCTCTCTTTGTGGAGTATCTGGAGAAGTATTCAATATTGTTTGATTATTTGGATTTTTTAATATATCGTTTTCAATTGCATCAGCAACCTTAGTATCTGCATTCGTATCTCTAAATATTTTTACCACCAATCGTACTATATCACCACAAGTTGCAGTACCACTAGACCCACTAGATCCACTAGATTGTGACGTAGCCATATCAGCTTCTAATATTTGCTTAACATATGTATCAAACTTATTCATTTTAATGCCACTCGCTTTCATCCTCAGGATGACTTCTATTATATGGCGTCATTCCACCAAGTTTACCAACCTGTCCCATAGATAATCCACTTGAAAATTCATCTTCGGCAACATCATATTCAAGCTCTCGTGCTAATGCCTCAATATCATCATCTGATGGATCATTATCATTCTTTTTAATACCTGACCGAAGTATTTTACGACTCTTAAGTAATGAAAAAAGATATTTTGCGGTTCTTTTAGACTTCTTTTCTGTAACATCAAAGGTTCTCCAAACATCTCTCGTAATAAATTGTATAATATCTGAAGTTTCTGCCGGTAAATAGTCTGTTAAATCACGTTTTACTAAATTACAAATATACTCCCCAGTTAATTCCTTAATTGCAGATCTATTAATAATCGAATCTATATCTGGATCAGTTGTGAGCATTGCCTCAGCTTTCTCTATAGCATCTTCCGTTAATGAAAACACTTTATCTTTACCGGTCATACTATCTCGATTACCCTCAGTTCTCTCATTAATTAATATAAACTCACATAACGCATCAAACTTCATAATATATTCTCCTTTAAACTAAAATACTCCAAAAATATTTATATCTTCTTGAAGTATTTAGTAATTTTATAATAAAATATCTTATATTATAAAATCATTTATTTAAACACCTGAACCCATTCTTTAAAAGTTGATATATTATTTCTACTTTCTTTCTGTGCATTTATTATATCATCATCAGTAAATCTAACTGGATTATGACGACAATCAAAATCACCATTAACACTTGATGGTGCCCCTTCTAATGATTCTAAATTATTATAAGTACAATGAACTACCCAACCACTAAAGATGGTTGGGTTTCGTGGCTCACAGACTTATCTCTTGACAACGCCTCCCCACATTTTTGTTTTGATTCCGATTGCATTCCACAACCAGAATATATCTTTAATCC